ATGAAAACGTCTCGAATCGTGTTTAACGTGGTGACGACGCTGGCGGTTACGTTGGCGCTCGCCAAGGCGGCCTGTCGGCGCAAGAACTGGCCGACGTGGCTCGGGATATAGGAATCTCTACTGGGTGATCCGCAATACTCGGCGCGGAATCCATGACGCGAAGCGACGGCGCGTATATTACGAGATTGCCGAGCATAAAAAACGCCTGCTCATGGCAGGCGTGTCGAAGGAGATGATTTTGGGCTTGCTACGCTGTTGCCGGACGCGTGATTGTCAGGGACAGGGCTGCTTTGATTGCTCGAATCGTCGCGATCAGTCTACGTGCAATATTTGACATAATATCAAAAGGGATCGCTAACTTTAGCTGGCGTTACACCTGCGGGACCAAGGCCCCGCAAGCGTTAGCGGGTAGCGCCAGCCACCGAAAACCCTTGGAAAATTTTTCCCAAGCCCCCATCCAGATATCGCGAACGTCAGGCGTTTTTGCGCGCTCATAAGCGGCCGCTGCGATCACTTCCATCGGATCGATATTGCACGCCTGCGCGATCTTGAGCGCGGTCAGCTCGTCGAAATGGCTGCGGCCGGCACGATAGCCGCTGATGGTGGATTGGCGAATGTCCAGTCGCTTAGACAGGGCATAGTCGGACTCGACACCAAGGCAACGCTTGGCTTCGTCGAGGTAATCGACGGTCGTCTTCATTGAAACCCCTTAAAAATCAATATCAACCCGACGGCAAGATTACTTCGATGTTCTCGAACATGCAACGTTCATGACCTCAATGCTTCGTGATCACAATGCTTCGAGGCTTGCATGCTTCGAGGGTGCGAAGTATTATCCGCCTGTCGACACGGCAGCCGGTTCCCAACCCCGCCGGTGCTGGACTAGCTATCCAGCCGCCGGTCGACTTTCAAGCCGTACACCGTTCAAGGGGTTGAGAAAGGGGAAGTCAAATGCACGTTTCGCTGCAACAAACGCTTACACCTTCGGCGCTGGTGCGCCAGACGATCGAGCCGTATTTCCGTGCGTTTATGGACGCAATGATCGGATTAGTCCAAAAGTGGACGCGAACGCCGGTCGCGTTCCGCGGGGGATGGGCGGCATGAAGACGATCATGAACGAACTGCGCGACGAGTTGCGCGTCGCGCACATCATCATCCGCAGCGCACTTTCAGTTGCCACGTTCGACCAGAAGATGGAATGGGCGAACATGAACGAGCGTGACGCCGTGATCGGAGAGGGCATCACGCGTGCCAACGAACGGCAAGCGGCGATTGACGGTGGCAGCGTCGATGCGTTGTATCGCGAGTTGAAGTGCGCGGATCGCATCATCGCAAACGCTCGATCGCTGCTTTCAGATCACCAGTTTGAACTGTGGACCGTGGCGATCCGGTTTGCCGGTGTCATGTCGCAGAACGTTGTGCGCGACGATGTTCGACGGCGGTTGCTGACCCGTGCCGTACTCACGTGTGGCGGTAATTCGGTCGCGGACGGTGTCGCTGCCTATCAGCTAGTCGCCGAGGCGCTCGTGTATGGCGGCGAGTCTTGGATCGAGCGAGTCCGTGCACAGCGGGCGCGGGCTCGCGAGTTCGAAGATGTGTTGATGCGCCTGCGATCAAGCAACGTGTGGAAAGACCTTGTGCGGGTTCTCGAGCAATTCGCCGATGATGCCGTCCATCACTTGAACGCTGAACAGCGGCGACTCCTTCGCGAGTTCATTACCGAGTGCCTTAAGGGCCTCGATAAGTCGTTTGAGGCTGGCGTGGTCAGTGACAGGGTGGCTGAGAAAGACGGGGATAACGCGCGCAATGATCTGGCCGGTCACGAAAAGACCGGCGTTCGTGAATTGCTGCACGTTCTCGATAGTTGCGGGTGAATTCGGAGAATCCTTCGTGTTCATTTCTGCCTCTGTTTATCGCGATTGGATGGGTCTTGAGGGACGAGTAAGTATAGCCCGCCGCAGCGACCCCAACTGTTGACAGCACAAACACACATAGCGGGGTGATTCAATGGCTCATATTTATAGCAATCCTAATCAACAAGAGGCGGAAGCGATTGCGATTCGGCGAATGATTCGCGCGAGCAACGCGGAGCAGATGGCACGCCGTCGCGCGAGCGATGCGGCTGATGTCGATCGACCACGCGCGACGTTGAAGCGCATCGGGCGGGTGTATTCGATTGTGAGGCTCGCGTGACTGATTTCGATATTGCGCAGGCACAGCCGCGCGTCGTTGCGCCGGGGGTGGTCGAAGTCGGCCCTTTCTTTGAGCGGTATATGCGCGGCGGTTACTTCATCGTGAAAACGCCGTCGGGTTGCCGGGAATATCACTGGTGCGAGCAGCCGGACGCGAGCGACACGACGGTCATGATGACGCGCGATGAAGCGTTACAGCTTGCTTCGCATCGGTGGTAGGGCATGGAGCAATCGAATGAGCGCGGGGTCGCTGAACGGCGAGAAGCGCTGTTCGAAGACCTCGCGGAACTTGGGATAGGCGCGGGCGTTTGCGTGCCGACTTTTGTTGTGTACACCCCACCGCGTACGGCGCGTGGCGATCAAGCGGCGGCTCACGCGATGAAGGAGTTGCGACCACTGCTCGCGAAGCTTGCGCGGCGTCGGTTGATTCTGCGATAGGAGAGCAGATGAAAAGGAAGGAGAAGACGCTGCCGCTCTGGGCGATTTGGTTGATTTCGCTCGTCGCGGTCATTGCGTGGTGCGGTGTACATGGTGAGCCGGAACAGCCGGTGCAGCAGGAGATTCGCCCGGTTTCGTGCGCTTAGCACGCGGCAGCCGGGCTGTCGTGTGGTCACTCGCCGTGCAAACTTTCGGCCTCGGATAGCACGGCGAGTTTTGGGCGGGGCGGCTTCCAAAGCGCCCCGTTTTTTTCGAGTTCACAGGCTGGATGCGTTGCGGCGTCCACGCGTGAGGGGGTGACTATGATCCGAATCTCAAACACAAGTCCGTACAGCGACCGGGAGACGTTCACGTGGGCGGCGATCGATGAGGGCAACCCGTTCCGCAGCGAAGACGCGGCGTGCTCGCTCGACGCACCGAATCGCTCGCCGGCTGGATCGACATTGCGCATCGATCCGGAGGGAGAGTCCGAATGGCTCGGGCCATTCGCCGCAGCGCGCTACACGTGGTTTCGCGGGTGATGACGATGGAAGACGCGCCGAAGATGCGCCAGATTTTGGCGGGTAGGAAAAGTGGGCTCTATAGGTATTGGCGTAGAGCGTCAATTCCGGCGCATATCGCGATTGATCTGGCGCGTGCGGGGACGGAGACGCCAACCGGGAATCCGGTCGTTGACTACTTGATTCATTTGCATGAGGTGGCAGACGCATGAGCGCTTCGACCGCCTTCGCCGAGCCACCGGCCCCGTGCGCGTCTGCATCCGGGCTCTGCGAATGATCTACGGTTCCGTTTGTTCAGGCATAGAGGCGGCTACGGTTGCATGGCATTCGCTCGGCTGGCGGCCAGCATGGTTCAGCGAAATCGAGCGGTTTCCCTGCGCTGTCTTGCGTCACCACTACCCAACGGTTCCCAATCTTGGGGACATGAAGCATTTCAAGGAATGGCCTGATGCAGCTATCGATCTTCTCGTCGGCGGAACTCCCTGCCAGTCATTCAGCGTCGCCGGACTCCGCAAGGGGCTGGATGATCCGCGTGGCAACCTCATGCTCACCTATCTTGCGATTGCTCGCCGCTACGCTCCCCGCTGGCTGGTCTGGGAAAACGTCCCCGGTGTCCTGTCGTCCAACGGCGGACGGGACTTTGGAACCTTCCTCGGGGGCTTGGCAGAACTCGGGTATGGGTTCGCATACCGGGTTCTTGACGCTCAGTACGTCCGAGTGGAATCACATCCTCGCGCCGTCCCTCAACGACGACGGCGTGTCTTCGTTGTCGGACATCTTGGAGACTGGCGACGTGCCGCAGCGGTTCTTTTTGAGCGCGAAGGCATGCTCGGGTATCCGGCGCCGCGCCGCAAAGCGCGGGAAGGTGTTGCCGCCTGCCTTAGCGCACGCCCTCAGAGCGGCGGCGGACTCGGAACCGACTTCGAGTGCGACGGCGGATTGATCGCAAGCACGGGCGACGTATCGTATTGCCTGAATGCGGGCGGGATGAGCCGGCAGGACTTCGAGACGGAAACGCTCGTTGCACATACGTTGAAGGGAAGTGGGTATGACGCGAGCGAAGATGGCACGGGCCGCGGTGTACCGCTCGTCGCGCGTGCGTATGACCTTCAGCAGGTGACAAACCCTAGTAATCGGTCGAACCCACAATCGACCGATCCGTGCTTCACGCTTGCAGCTACCAGTGAGCCGGTGATCGCCTTCGATTGCAAGGCCGGCGGCGACACGTCGTTCAGTATCGGCGAAATCGCGGGCACGTTGCGCGGAGAGGGGTTCGGCGGCGGACATGCGGCCGTCGCGTTGAGTTTGCGCGGACGTGACGGCGCCAATCTCCCGGAGTTGTCGGAGGGCGTCACGCCGGCGCTTCGGGCAAGCCAGGGCGGAAGCGACAAGGCGCACGCGATGATCGGGTCGACGGTGCGGCGGCTGACGCCACGCGAATGCGAGCGCCTGCAAGGCTTCCCGGACGACTACACGCGGATTCCCATTCGTGTAATGCGGGCGCGGCCGAGCGCCAAACGGTGCCGAAAATATCCGGACCTCTTTGTGCCCAATCTGGACGGTTCGTGGACAGCGCACGTGGAAGACGGCCCGCGCTACAAGGCGCTCGGCAACAGCATGGCGGTGTCCGTGATGCGTTGGATCGGTGAGCGAATCGAGCTCGTCGAACAGCTCGCGACGGCAGCGGCGAGGGCTCGATAATGTGGATCTACGCGTACGACGTAGCGGATTTCCTGCCCGGAATCCCCGAAGCGAAGGCCGCCGCGAAGCGCCTGCCGGCGCGTTGGTATCGGCGCGCGCTGAGCCACGCGGAAGCGGCCGGCCATGCGAGCGCCGTGAAGTTTGCACGGCCCGACCAGCAGGTCGCGGATCGTATGTTCGACGTGTCGGAAGCTGCGCGTGCAATTCGCGAGTTTCTCGACGAGCACGCCCCCGACAGTTTCCCTGTCCGGCCGGACGCCAATGATTTCGAAATCTGTCTGAAAGCCCGTCGAATCGCAAACGATGTCTCGCTGCGGTCGCATGGGCTGTCGATACTCGACGCGCACATTGTCGCGGAGAATGCGTGCGCGATGTATGGCGTCGATCTACCCAATTTCGAGCATCCGGCCGAGCGTGTCGCACGCGTGCGCTGCGAGCTATGGTGGCGGCGACAACTGCGCAAGATGCATATTCGTGCGCTCGAATTTAGCAATATCCGCTTACATTACGTGCATCGTCGCGCAGAACCGTATGCGAGTGATGACGCCGTGCGTCGTCGCGTTGCACAGAATCGGCGCAATGCGCGCACGCTCGAATCCGTGACGATGGAGAACGAGGTCGGCCAGCAATTCACGCTCGCTGAACTGGCGGCAAAAGGCATATCAAACAAGGCGATGAAGCGCGGCGAGCTGTTCACGCGTCTGCGCGGGCTTGAAGAGCTTGCCGACGACGCGAAGTTTCGGGGCGTCATGTTCACATTGACCTGCCCGAGCCGATTTCACGCGGTCACGACGACGGACAGTTGGGTTCGCCCGAACCCGCGCTATGACGATGTCGATCCGCGCGCGGCGCAAGCATATTTGCGCAAGGTATGGCAACGGACTCGTGCCGAGCTGAAGCGCGAAGGCATCGTCTATTTCGGGATGCGCGTTGCCGAGCCAAATCACGACGGTACGCCTCATTGGCACGGCTTGGTATTTGCCGACAAGATCGAACGATTCTGCTCCGTCATGCGCAAGCACGGCCTGCGCGATTCCGGCGACGAGCCAGGTGCGCAGCGCCATCGTGTGCGCTTCGAGATGATCGACCGGGCGAAAGGCTCGGCGGTCGGTTACGTCGCGAAGTACATCAGCAAGAACATCGACGGCCATGCGGTCGGCGAGCACAAGACGCAGGACGGCTACGTCATCCAAGCGGACATGTGGGACGGAGACGAAATCACGCCGTCGCAGCGTGTCGAGGCATGGGCGGCGCTGTGGGGTATCCGTCAGTTCCAACAGTTCGGCGGGGCGCCGGTCGGCGTATGGCGCGAGCTGCGCCGCGTCAAGGAAGAGGACTTGCCGAGCGAGGACGAAGCGCCGTGTATCCGCGCTGCGTGGACTGCCGCGCAGAAGACCGACGAGCACGCGGCGGACTGGGCGGAGTATTCGCGCGCAATGGGAGGTATCGCCGGCGAAGCGCGCATCGTGTACGTGCGCCATACCGTCGAGCAGCGCGAAGGGCGGTACGGCATCGGCCCGGTGCGAGTGCCGCACGGCGTCGAGGCGCTCGGCGTTGCGCACATCGTCGATGGGCTCTGCCCGTACTCGCGCGAGACGAAGATTTTCGTTCCATCGACGCGCCACGAGTGGCGGGTCGTTCGGCGCGGCGGCGGAGCCGCCCGCCCTTGGACTCGTGTCAATAACTGTACGCGGGACGATCGGCCAGGGGTGGCCGAGATACCCGCGGAAGCTGTACGAATCGGTGCCCACGGGGTAGGGAACGGCGCGAAACGGGGTCATCGGAACCTGTAGAGTGAGGAACACCCTATGACGCATATGACGATCGAATGCCCGTGCTGCGGAGGCGAAATCGAGGCACGCCATACGGAAGCGATGTCGGCGACGCTGCGCCGCCTCTACTTCGTGTGCGACGACTGCGGCTTTCGAACGCCGGCCGGTCTCGAAATCCTGTTCTCGCTGTCGCCCCCGGCGCGGCCGCGGCCCGACGTCGCGCTTGATGTGCGGCCATCGGATCGACTGCGCGGCTTTGTCGATTCGCGCACGACGCTCCGGCTGATGGAGGCGGCGAAGTGAGATTCACGATTGCTTGCCCTCACTGCGGCGCGCGCGGCATCGCCCGCGTGCTGGAACAGAAGTCCGCGCTGGCGTGGGAGATCGATTACCAGTGTGACGATGTTGTATGTGGACACACATATCGTGCACGGCTTGAAATGACACCTTCTACCGCCGTCGAACGACGGGCGAAGCCGGGCGAACAAATGCGGCTCTTAACCTAAGTTAAAGCCTGAGGACGCTTCCGGACGCCGCATGTGACCGTCCTTTGGTTGCCATGAGTCGCACGGGTTGGTCGCATGGAGTTTCTACTTGTCAGCGACCATTTCGTCATCAATTTTCGCACTCGCTGCTGATTCGAAAAGCTGAATAATCGACCGCGTCGAGTACTCGTTTTGAACGCATGAAACCGGTTCGGGAGTATTGTCAAATGAGATTCGACGCCTATACTCCAGAAGGACAATGGACGATTGTCGCGAAATGAAAGCGCTGAGATATGACGTGGTGGTGGTTAGCTGTACCGTTGCACGTTGATTCCCCACTTCAATCCAGGAACAGCGTTGCGGAGGCCACCGTGAGCACCGTCTTCACAGCCCATGAATCGCCGCGTATGGTCGACACGATCGCCCGGCTCTACACCGCATGCCTGCTGATCGGCTTCGCGCTCGTGCCGGCGTTCCTGATCGCTTACGTGCGGTTCTTCATCGATCCGCGGCTCGTCTTCGAGAACCATCAATTCCACGAACTGGCGATCGCCGCCGCGACGCTCGAGGGGCTGTTCGTCACCTACGTCACATGGCGCTGCTATCTGGCGTCGGGCGAGCCGCTGCTGCGCTGGCTCACGCTCGGCTTCCTCGGCTTCGCGCTGATCTATTCGCTGCACGGCGCGTTCACCGGCATGGCGCACCGGAACATCTGGCTGTTCCTGCTGTACGGGCCCGCATCGCGCCTCGTGATGTCGATCCTGCTGCTCGTCGGGCAACTGTCGTACTTCCGCGACGCCGATCCACCGGAGCGCCGCACGCATCTGTCGATGTGGCTGCCGTGGATCGCCGGCTACGTCGTCGTGTGCTTCGCCGTGGCCGCGATCGCGTATTCGCCGATCGCCGGCCATCTGTGGACGCGCGTATCGATGGAAGGCGGCGCGATGATCGTGTCGCTCGTCAACGTCGCGCTGCTGCTCGTGCGGCGTATCCGCACGCCGCTGATGCTCGTCTACGGCATCTCGGTGACGTCGTTCGCGCTATCGTCGATCGCGTTCATTCTCGGCAAGCCATGGAATCACACGTGGTGGCTCGCGCACGCGGTCTTCGCGGGCGGCTTCTTCATGCTGAGCTTCGGCGTCGTGCAGGCGCTGATGACGACCCGATCGTTCGCGACCGTCTACAGTCAGCAGCATCTGATGGCGCGGCTCGACGAAGCGATGGCACGCACCGACGTTGCCCTAAAGGAACTTCAGCATACCAATCAGAAACTTGAGTATCTCGCGAGCACCGATCCGCTGACGGGCGCGTCGAACCGGCGCAAGTTCATCGAGCAGATGCAATCGGAGATCGCGCGTGCGAAGTGCGACGGCACTGCGTTCTCGCTGCTCGCGCTCGATCTCGACAACTTCAAGACGATCAACGACAACTACGGTCATCAGATCGGCGACGTTGTGCTGCGCAATTTTGTACGACGGTGCGTTGCAGCGATCCGTCCGTGCGACCACATCGCGCGCGTCGGCGGCGAGGAATTCATGGTGCTGCTGCCGCGTATGTTTGCTGACGCGGCGAGTGAAATCGCCGAGCGTGTACGTGCCGCGATTGCGAATGCGTCATTCGGCATCGGTAGGAAGCGCATTGGCGTAACCGTGAGCATCGGCGTGTCGCAATACGGACGCGACGGCGATACTCTCGACGACATCATTAATGCTGCGGACAAGCTTCTCTATCGCGCGAAGAACGAGGGACGCAATCGCGTCGTCATATCGTAGGTGGTGGAATCCGCGATCGAAAATTGCATGATTCGTTTATGCAAGTAGCTCGTCGCAACAGTGAACGGCATTCGGATCGCCACAGTGATCCGGCTCGATCGAGGAGACTCATGGCAGGCATCCCAATCAAGCGTCCCCCACTATACGTCGGTGCGCTAGCCGTGGCGTACATGGTCTGGGGAGCGTGGTATCTGGGCTGGCGCGTCACCGTGATTAACTGGCAAGTGCCGTTGTTCTCGGTACCGCTTTACTGCGCGGAATTGTTTGGCTTCGTTAGCGGACTGTTGTACCTGCTGATGACGTACTGGCAGACGGTTCGTACCGTACCCGAACCACCCGTTGGGCTTACTGTCGACGTGTTTGTGCCGACCTATAACGAATCGGTGGATCTCGTGCGTCAGACGCTGCTCGCAGTGTTGCGCATCGATTATCCACATAAGACATGGCTTCTCGATGACGGGAATCGCGATAAGATGCGCGATCTTGCGCGGGAACTCGGCTGCGAATACCTTGCGCGTGCCAAGAACGTTCACGCAAAGGCTGGTAATCTAAATCATGCGCTATCTCACAGCGACGGCGAATTTGTCGCGATCTTCGATGCCGATCACGCGCCGCGAAAGGACTTTCTCAAGAAAACGCTCGGCTATTTTGAGGATCCGACCGTTGCATTCGTCCAGACGCCGCAGGACTTCTACAATACCGATTCCTTTAACCATCGCGCTTCTGGCCGCTGGTTATGGAGCGAGCAATCACTGTTCTTCAAGGTGATTCAGCGAGGCAAGGACTCGTGGAATGCCGCATTTTTCTGCGGAAGCTGTGCAGTGCTGCGGCGCAGTGCGGTCGAGGCAGTTGGTGGATTCGCGGTTGACACCGTTACCGAAGACATCCACACGTCGCTCAGACTGCATCAGAAAGGCTACAAATCAGTCTATCAACCAGAGTCGCTCGCGTTCGGTCTGGCGCCTCACAGCATCGATGCCTACCTGTCCCAGCGGTTACGCTGGGGTATGGGGGCAATGCAGGTATTCCGCCGTGAGCACATCCTCACAGGGCCGGGGCTTACACTAGCGCAGCGTCTCAATTACTTCGCGTCGATTCTCGTCTACTTTGAGGGCTGGCAAAAGATGATTTTTTATCTGTCATCGCCCGCCGTGTTTTTCTTCGGTATCCTGCCGATTACCGCGACGATGCGCGAGTTCCTCAGCTACTTCCTGATCTACTACGCTCTTTCTCTTGCAGTGTATGTGAAGCTTGCGCGCGGCTACGGAGCATTGTTTCTGAATGAGCAGTACGGGATGGCTCGATGCTTCACGTTCGTTGCCACATCGATTGGATTTTTTCGCCGAAAGGTCGGATTTTCCGTGACTAGCAAGGAGTTATCGGTCGCAGGTCGCGCATGGCTGTGGCTCGTTCCAACGGTGACAATCGCACTTTTCACGATAATCGGCTTACCGATAGGCTTTTATCGAACTGAGAACGGCACGCTAGAGGCGGGCGTCGACATTGCCAATTCGCTGTGGTCGCTCAACAACATCGTGACGGCGCTTGCCATCATGCGCTTTAGCTTGCGGCGCGCGCGCAATCGTCGCGCAGAATACCGGTTTCCCTTACGCATCCCGACGTACGTAGCGTTCTCGGATTCCGGCTCACTGGGTTTGACGGAGAATTTGTCGGCGCGCGGGCTGCTCTATTCCGGGATCGTGGAGTCGAAGCCTTCCGTCGGCACCTCCGTGAACATTCATCTTTATTTGCCGAACCTAGTCATTCAGACCGATGCGACGGTCACGTCTGTCGACGCGATTCCGATGGCGCTCGATGCTGAATACAGGATCGGTTTGCGGTTCGACTGGGCACCGGCGGAAGCAGTCCATCTGCTCGAGTCCTTCTTGTTCGGCAGCAGCCTGCAATTCGACTGGAGCTCGGGCGACATCCCGCCGCCGACTTGGTTCTCTCGCATCACGGGGGGAAGCAAAGATCGTGTCGCGTTATTCGACGAACGGTTTCGTTGGCACGTCGCGTTGCTAGATCAAGGCCCGCAACTGAATCGAACTCCTGTCGCGATCGCCAGCGTCGACGACGACCCATGGGAGGTACGATTGATCGTTAGCAACTTAGAATGCGCGGCCGGTAGACGCGCAATGTTGACGCAGTATATTTCCGGCGCCGACTGTGCGGAGTGGATCACATTGGAAAAACAACGAGAAATTGAAACTCCGACGGGCCCGCTGTACTTCTACGGCGTCGCGACAAGTGGCGCCTTGACCGACTATGCGAACCACGCGAACCATGCCCACCGACGTGTCGAAGAAAATGAAGATCTTGCGTTGGCCTCTGTTCATCGCGGTCTTCGCCGTCTTTAGTCATACTGCCGCCGCAGGCGAACCGTTGATATTCGGTGGGGTATCGATAGGAGAGCAGGGCGAACGCTATGAGTATCTCGGCGGCGTTACGCCATTCTTATCGAGCCGCTATCTGGTTGATCGACTCGCGGTCGGCGACTACTACTACCGATATGGTGCCAACGGCGACACCGTGCATGTGCGCGGACAGAGCGTCGAGTTCGCATTTGGCGCGCAAGCCGCATGGCAGGGCGGTTGGGCTGAGCTATCGACAGGGGGGCGCTATCGCCACAACCGGGTAAGTCCGCCAGGCGCTAATGCGCGCGCGGATGGTAGCCAATTCGGCTTCGTTATCGGTCTTCAAGCTCAGCATCAATTCGGGCTTAATTGGGCATTGCATGGCATCGCCAACTATACATTCGGGCCCGCCGCATACTGGGGGCGGCTGCGATTTCTGCATCGCGTATTCAATGTTGCTTGGGCCGGCGCCGAAGTGATTCGGCATGGAGATCCCGACTACCATGCAACGCAAGGAGGGGTGGTTCTGACGGGACTTTCTCTTGGAGGAGGCTTCACGATCGGCGGCTTTGCCGGAGTGAACAAGACGAAGGGACAGCCACATTCGATTTATGGGGGCGTCGAATTGACTAAACAGTTCTAAAAAAGGTAGGTATGGCCAATTCTCGTGTCGGGTAGAGGTTCGGCCAAATCCCGGATTTCCATTTATCGAACTGCGTTGTCGATATATGCACTGTTGCGCATCAAAGCGCACGAATTTGCCACGAAGCGAAATCGCCGGAAGCCCGTGCCAGTAGGCGGTCGCGCGGCGGGCGACGGATGCATGAAAACTGCCCCATCAAGAAAGACCGCGGGCGAGGAGGGGGACCGCGCAAAGGCCGCCGCGGCGACCGCCGGCGCGTGGACGGCCCTGGCCCTCATATATCGCCGTACGGCTGCTTCTCGGCCTCACGGCGCTGCCCGTTGCGCTCGTTCGACATTGTTGGGCGACCTCTCGACCTCAAGCCGTTGTAGGCCCGCTATTCGCGTCCATTAAAAGGGACATATCATTTTGCCGACAGGGCCGGGCGGCAAGGGCGACATGGCGACGGCCGGCACACTCACACGGCGTGTCCTCGCCGCGCGGTTCGAGTTCGCCCAAAACGGCGCGGCACTGATGCACCGCCGGCGGCCGCGGTGGATACGCGATCCGCCGCAGCCATCGGCGCGTGGAGTTAGCGAGCCGATGCGAGACAGCCGTAGCCGAATTGTCCCTTATGGGTTACAATTCTCGCATGTTCAAAGTTCTGACGACCCCCCAGTTTGACAAATGGCTTGACGGGCTTCGCGATCCGGTCGGTAGCGCGGCAATCAACCTGCGCATCGAGCGGGCGAAGCTTGGCAATCTCGGCCAGTGGCGCGCAGTCGGCGACGGCGTCAACGAAATGAAGATTGATGTGGGGCCGGGATATCGGGCCTATTTCGTGCGGCGCGGAAAAATTATCGTCGTGGTGTTGTGCGGCGGGGACAAGTCGACGCAGAAGAAGGACATCAAGCTAGCGAAGCAAATCGCTGGCGAACTGGAGGATTGAGTATGAAAATCAGCGAACTGGCCGAGTTCGACGGCTCGAAGTACCTGAAGGACGAGGAAACGATTCGTCACTACCTGGCGCAAGCGTTCGAGGATGGAAACCCGCGGCTGATTCAAGCCGCGCTCGGGAACGTCGCGAAAGCGCGCGGCATGACAGCGCTCGCGCGCGAGTCCGGCGTGAAGCGTGAAGCGCTCTATCGCGCGCTGTCGGAAGGTGGGAACGCGGAATTCGCAACGATCATGAAAGTCGTGGGCGCGTTGGGGCTGCACCTGACCGTTGCGCCGGCCGAACCTGCGCCGGTGCCCGCGCCGGCAACAACGCGTGCACGCTCGCGCGTTCGCACGGCTGCGCACGCGTAACGCCATCGACAGCCGGATGCGCGGCGTTGCACTGGCCTGCGCGCTACGCCGCGACCGGCGCCGGCGGAATCTCGTAATCGTCGAACCTCACGATCTCGTCGCCGAGCCAGTCGTTCAGCTCGGCGAAGCGCGCCTGTAGCGGCCTGATTTCATTGCGCCCGAACACGCGCGCGGCGGTATCCGGCGTGCCGAACCCGCCCGAATTGCTCGGCACGATGCCGAGCAACTGCGGCGGCACGCGGTGCGCGGCGAGCAGATCGTCGCGCGTCACGTTCTTGATGTTGAAGAACTCGTCCTTCGCGGCGACCTCGGACACGGGAATGAGCTGGATGCCGTCCTTCTTCCCGCCCGGCGCGTACATGAACACGTTGCGGAAGTTGCCCGGCCCCTTCGCGTTCTTCAGCGCGTCGCGCATGTTGTCCACGTCGTCCTGTTTCTGCGCGGCGTCGGTCATGTACAGGATGAAGCCGGCGTGGCTGCCGTTCTCGTAATACTTGCGCCGGAACAGCGTCGACGATTCGTTCAGCCACGCCGAGTGCAGCGAGCTCAGATACTCGGGCAAGCCATAGACTTCCTGATTGATGTCCGGCCGCACGAGCTGGAACACGCTGTCGGGCGCGAACTCGTGCCGGTCCTGCCAGCCGTTCACGTACACGAAGCCGCTGAAATCGGCCTTGCGCCGAACGTACTTCGCGAGCGCGGGCTCGAGCCGCAGCGTGCCGCCGACCATGTTGCGGCGGCGTTCCAGATAGCCGTTGCCGAACGTCAGGAAATCGAGCGCCCACCGCTCGAACGCGTGCCGCGACAGCCAGCGGTGCGGGCGGAACGTCGACGCCAGCACGTTCGCCTTGAAGAACAGCGCCGAGCTATGGTGCGTGCTCGCGCGAAACGATTTCGCCAAGCCGGCGAAGCTGACCGGCGGCTCGAACCATTCGCCGTTCGACCAGCACTCGACGTAATCGAGAATCTCGGCCCGGTTCATGACGGGCGTCGGATCGTCGAACGTGAAGACCTCGGCACGCGCCGGCGCGGCGCTGCCGGCGCTCGGATTGGGCGCGGCCGCGAACGTGCGCGGCGCGCGCGATCGGCGCTTGCTCATGCGTAAAACTCCGTGAATGAAGATGAATGAATGCCGCCGCCGGCGAGCGGCTCGCGGTCGATCGCGTGCAGGCACGCCCACGCCAGGTCGGCGTGGCCCGTCTCGTCGGTGCGGCCGGCGGTGTAGGTCGCCTGACGGCCGCTCGCCGTCATCGTCTGTTTGATCGCCATGAACGCCGCCGCCAGATCGGTCCAGCCCGCGTCGAATTGCAGGCGGCCGTTCCGGACGACGGACTGGCCCTTGAGCACGAGGCGGGTTTTCACCTCGGGCGAGTAGTTCAGCGCGACGGCGGCCGGGAAGAACTTGCGCACGAGCTGGTAGACGCCTTGCCCCATGCCCGTGGTGTCGATCGCGATGTAGCCGACGTTGTAGCGCTGCGTGATCGCCTCGATCGCCGCGGCCTGTTCCTCAAAGTCGTTGCCGCGGAACTGGTGACGTTCGAGCACGCGGAAGGCGCCGCCGTCGACGCGCGGCGGCGCCACGACGACGAGGCCCGCCGAGTCGCCCGTGAGCGCCGGATCGTAGCCGACCCACACCTCGCGATAGCCGAACGGCCGCAGCAGCAGCGGCGAGAAGTCGTCCGCCCATTCCTCCCACGAGTCGACCATGCAGCGTTGCAGGTCCGACAGCTTGAACACCGACAGCGAATCGTCGATGAAGTGGCACATCAGCAGGTTCGCGAATTCCTCGGCGCTGTATTCGCGGCGCAGCTCGTCGATGTCGAACAGGTTGCAGCCGCCCGCCATCGCGTCGAGCACGGTCACGATCTGCCGCCACTGCGCGTCCCCGCACAACATGCCGCGCACGAGCGCCTCGTGGCTCGTGTCGATCTGGATGCGCTCGCCCGCGGCGCGGCCGCGGTTCGCGTGCGCGCCGCTCCAGAACGCGTACGCCTCGTGCGTGACGCTGGACGGCGTGCTGAAGTAAGTCTTGCGCCAGCGCTTGTGCATCGCCATGCCGGAGGCGACCTTGTTCAGCTCGCGGAACTTCGGCACCCAAAAGTATTCGTCGAAATAGAAGTTGCCGTGGTACGACTGCGCGGTGCGTGCGTTCGTCCCCAGGAAGTACAGCGTCGCGCCGCTCGGCAAGATAATCGGATCGCCCGTGAGCTCGATGTCGGCCGCCGCGCGCGCGAACTGCGTGATGTACTGCTTGAAGACGTGCGCCTGCGCCTTGCTCGCCGACAGGAAGATTTGATTGCGGTCGGTGTCAAGCGCGTCGACGAGCGCCTCGCGCGCGAAGTACCACGTCGCACCGATCTGCCGCGATTTCAGGATGTTGCGCGTGCGCTGATCGCCGTTCCGATACCAGACTTTCTGATAGTCGAACAGCGAATCGCGGAACGCTTCGATGATGCGCTGGTGCTGCTCGTCGCTGATTTCGTTACGGGGCGCACGGCGTTTCGGGCCGGCGTTGCGCGACGCAATCTTCGGATTCAGGTCCGATTCCTTCCCCGTCTCGTCGTACTTGCGCACGCGCGCGAGCCGCTCGACTTGGCGGCCGAGCAGGTCGATTTCCTTGTAGTCCGCGCCGTCCTTCTTCTCCTTCGCGATCAACACCATCAGGCGCACTTCGAGCGATGCCTCGATGCGCTCGACGGGCGTTGCGTCCTTCCACTTTTCGCGGCGGCACCACGACGCGACGGTCGCGGGCTTGATGTCGAGATGGCGGGCGATCGACGCGATGCGCCAGCCTTGCCAATAGAGCGTGCGCGCGACCTTGCGCACGTCGTTTTCGAGCTGATGGGGGTCCGTAGTTTCGAGCATGCGGCCAAGCGTAGGCCGCCGCGTGCGCGCGAGCACGCGCAGCGCGCTGTACCCGCGTGACCCACAAACGCCGCGGATTGAGCCGTGGCGCGTGAACGCCGAACATGAGAACCACGCTCACTCAACCACGTTCGGCCCTCTCTATGGCAAGCAAAACCAAATTCTTCCGCGTCGCAGTGGAAGGCGCGACCGTCGACGGTCGCGAGATCAAGCGTGAATGGCTCACGCAGATGGCGAAGCACTACGACCCGAAGCTGTACGGCGCACGCGTGAACGTCGAGCACATCAAGGGCTGGGCGCCGCTGTCGGCGAACAACCCGTTCGGCGCGTATGGCGACGTGATCGCGCTGAAGGCGGCCGAAATCGAAGACGGCCCGCTGAAAGGGAAGATGGCGCTGTATGCGCAGATCGATCCGACCGACGAGCTCGTCGCACTGTCGAAGAAGCGCCAGAAGCTCTTCACGTCGATCGAGATCAACCCCGACTTCGCCGACATCGGCGAGGCGTATCTCGTCGGGCTCGCGGCGACCGACGACCCGGCGAGCCTCGGCACCGAAGCGCTGCAATTTGCCGCGAAGCGCTCGAACAACCTCTATACGCCCGCGTGCGAGACGGCGATCGAATTCGAAGGCGCGGCCGAAACGGCCGGCCTCAAGGAATGGGTAAAGGGCCTGTTCGCCCGCAACCGCGAAAACGACGACGAGCGCTTCGCCGACGTGCGCGAGGCGGTCGAACGGGTCGCGACCCATACGCACCACACGGGCCGCGAAGTCGCGACGCTGAGCGCGGCTGTCACGAGCGCCACGAGCGCCGCGGCCGACGCGAAGAAGCGCGCCGATGAAGCGTTCGCCGCCGTCGAAGCGCTCACCGAGAAGCTGTCGAACACCGACAACGGCGCGCCGCAGCGCCCGCCGTCGACCGGCTCGACGGGCGAGCTCGTGACCGACTGCTGACCCATCCCGCACACCACACAGGAGAATTTCCCGATGAGGAAGGAAACGCGCCAGGCGTATGAAAAGTTCGCCGCGCAAATCGCCAAACTGAACGACACGGGCGACGTGTCGAAGAAATTCGCGGTCGAGCCGACCGTGCAACAGCGGCTCGAAACGAAGATGCAGGAATCGAGCGAGTTTCTCAAGCGCATCAACGTGCTGCCCGTGACCGAGCTCGAAGGCGAAAAGCTCGGCCTGTCCGTGTCCGGCCCGATCGCGAGCCGCACCGACACGACGAAGGCCGCACGCCAACCGATCGACCCGACGGCGCTCGACAGCAACCGCTACCGCTGCGAGAAGACCGACTACGACACGGCGATTCCGTATCGCAAGCTCGACATGTGGGCGAAGTTCGCCGACTTCCAGCAGCGCATCCGCGACGTGATCCTCAACCAGGGGGCGCTCGATCGCATCATGATCGGCTGGAACGGCGTGAAGGCGGCCGCGACGACTGACCGTCAGGCAAACCCGCTGTTGCAGGACGTGAACATCGGTTGGCTGCAACAGTACCGCGAGCGCGCAGCGCAGCGCGTGCTGCACGAAGGCGCGAAGCAGGCCGGCAAGGTGCTCGTCGGCAAGGCGGGCGATTACGAGAACCTCGACGCGCTCGTGATGGATATCGTGTCGTCGATGATCGACCCGTGGTTCCAGGAAGACACGGGCCTCGTCGTGATCTGCGGCCGCGAGCTGCTGCACGACAAGTATTTCCCGATCGTCAACGCGACGCAGGCGCCGACCGAGCGGCTCGCGGCCGATCTGATCGTGAGCCAGAAGCGCATCGGCAATCTGCCGGCCGTACGCGTGCCGTTCTTCCCGAAGCGCGCGCTGATGGTCACGAAGCTGTCGAATCTGTCGATCTACTACCAGGAAGGCGCGCGCCGGCGCACGCTGAAGGAAGTGCCGGAACGCGACCGCATCGAGAACTACGAATCGTCGAACGACGCCTACGTGGTCGAAGACTTCGGTTGCGGCTGCGTGGCCGAAAACATCGAACTGGTGGCGGCATGACGATCAACACGCCCGCCCGCGCGCACTTCAATCGCGTCTCGGCCGCGCGCGCGGCGGCCGCCGCGTCGCCCGGCGAGACGATGAAGGGCGCGACCGCCTATGAGCTGATGCTCGCGAAGCTCGCGGCCGACCGCCGCGCGCTCAAGGGCATTCAGTCGATCGAGCGGAAGATCGAGCTGAAACGCAGGCTGCTGCCGGAGTACGCCGACTACGTGGCGGGCGTGTTGAGCGGCGGCCGCGGCGCGCAGGACGACGTGCTCGTGACGGTCATGGTCTGGCGCATCGACGCCGGCGACTTCGACGGCGCGCTCGCGATCGCGGCCTACGCGCTCTCGAACGGGCTCACGCTGCCCGACCAGTTCGAGCGCTCGCTCGCGTCGCTCGTCGCCGAGCAGTTCGCCGACGCCGCGCTGTCGTCGTTCCTCGACGGCGAGACGTTCGATGCGGCGAGCCTTGAGCTCGTCGACGATCTGACGCGCGAAGCCGACATGCACGACCAGGTGCGCGCGAAGCTGTACAAGGCGCTCGGCTACGCGACGCAGGCCGCCGCGCCGGCGCGCGCGCTCGACTATCTGCGCCGCGCGGTCGCGCTGAACGATCGCGTCGGCGTGAAAAAGGACATCGACCGACTGACGAAGCAGGTCGAAGCCGCGGGCCGTCGGGGCGACGGCACCGACGGCACGTAAAGAGCCCACCTCGGCATGGCGGCACCGGCGCCCAGGCCCTACGCCTGACGGTCACGGGCCTTGTGCGCCGGTCCACCGCCACCTCATTGCGAACCGACCATGAACAGCTTTGTTGCCACCGCCGCGCCCGCCATCGCGGCGACGCCGATCGAAGGCACGTTGACGAACGACGGCTTCTTCCCGGACATCGATCTGTCCGCGCTGCGCGACGCGATGCGCCTGGACGGCACCGTGACGGCCGAGCGGCTGCGGCACGCCGCGCGCGACGCGCTGCTGACCGTGAACGACGAGCTCGCCGCGTGGCGCGCCCGGCAGCGCGCGGCGGGCGCGGTGACGCTCGCCGACGTGCCGGCGCCGCGCATCGATGGCGAATCGGCACACGTGGCCCGCTACCGGCGCGCGGTGTACCACCTAACGCACGCGGACGTGACGGAGAAGTACCGCGGCTACGACACGACGAAGAGCGGCGGCCAGGTCGCGGCCGATCTGGCCGCGACGGTCGACGATTCGCGCCGCGCCGCGCGATGGGCGATCAGCGACATCCTCGGCATCGCGCGCTCGACGGTGGAACTGATCTGATGGCCCGCCCCCTGTACCGCATTCGTCAGTTCGCGCAGTCCCGCGTGCGCGGCGGGAAGCTGTTCTGCGCCGGCGCGTGCCAGGTGCAGCAGCGCGTCGCTGGCCTGTTCTGGCTTGAGATTGCCTATTGCTCGGATCGCACCGGCGCGGAGGCGGCCATACGAGCCGCCGTGATCGCGCGCCGGCGAGCCCGGCTCAAGCCGCGCGTGCTCGGCCTGTTCGATCGCGACGGGCAGGCGCTCGGGCAATGAAGATCGCGGCGCTGCAAGGCGAGACGCTCGACGCGCTGTGCTGGCGGCACTACGGCAGCACGGCGGGCACGGTCGAAGCCGTGCTCGAAGCGAACCCCGGCCTCGCCGAGCTCGGCGTCGTGCTGCCGATGGGAACCGTCGTGGAGATGCCCGAGCGCCGCGCGATCGAGACGACCACGCCGCTATTGCAACTGTTTGACTGACCGGAGCCGAATGAATGGCTGAACCGAACACTTCTTCGGCCGCGGCGCTGTTCGCCGCGGTCGGCCTCGCCGGCATCGCGCCGGGCGTCGACGGCGACGCGCTAATCGGCGCGTTCGCGGGCGCGGCGCTCGTCGTCGTCACGTCGAAAGACCTCGGCCTCGCGAAGCGCGCCGCGTACATGCTCATCTCGCTCGTGATGGGCTACCTCGCCGCGCCTGAAATCATCCACGCCGTGCCGATCCGCTCGACGGGCGTCGCCGCGTTCTTCGCGGCCGCGCTCGTGATCGCGGTCACGCTCACGCTGATCGAGCGCGTGAAGGGCATGGACCTGTTCGCGCTGTTTCGCAAGGGAGACTGACGTGCATGTCTCGTCCGCACTCGTCGCGCTCGCCGCGCACCTGGCCGTCATCGTGCGCGTGCTGACCTACCGCAAGAACGGCGCGCGGCATCGCTTCCACGTCGCGTGGGCGGCCTGGGTGATCGTCGCGATTTCGGGCGGCTCGGCGATCGAGCTGCTGTTTCATCCGAAGCCGACCGGCTTCTTTCACGCGGCGCTCGCGGTTCTGCTCGCCGTGTTGGTGTACCTCGCGCGCGGCAACGTCGCGCGCCTTCTACGGAGTGACGAAGCGTGAACATCCTTCGATTCAACGATCACGGCGCGGAAGTCGGACTGCTGCAGCAGCGCCTCGTGCGCGCCGGCTACCCGGTCGACGTATCGCACCTCTACGACGAACAGACCGAGCGAGCCGTCCAGACGTTGCAGGCGGCCGCGGGTCTCGTCGTCGACGGCATCGCCGGCCCGAAGACGTACCGGGTGCTCGCCAGCGGGCAGCGCGACCCTAAGCACCTGACGGACGCCGACCTCGCGCGCGCGGCCGCGACGCTCGGCGTATCGCTCGCGTGCGTGCGGGCTGTCAACGAAGTCGAGTCCCGCGGCGTCGGCTTTCTGGACGACGGCCGGCCGAAGATTCTGTTCGAGCGGCATGTCATGTATCAGCGGCTCGTCGCGAATGTCGGCAGGGAAGCGGCGGACGCTGCCGCCGCACGATGGCCGGGCGTCGTCAACCCGAAGCGCGGAGGCTACCAGGGCGGCGCCGCCGAATACGTGCGGCTCGACACCGCGGCGCGCATCGACGCGGCATCCGCTTACGAGTCCGCGAGCTGGGGCGCGTTCCAGATCATGGCGTATCACTGGAAACGCCTGGGTTACGCGAGCGTCGACGAATTCGTGTCCCGTATGGAGCTGGGCGAAGCCGAGCACCTCGACGCGTTCGTGCGGTACGTCGCGGCCGACAAGAAGCTGCTCGCGGCGCTTCGTGCCCGGAAGTGGGCGACGTTCGCGGAAGGCTACAACGGCCCGGAATTCGCGATCAACCTGTATGACGTGAAGCTCGACCGCGCGTATGCGAAGTACGCCGGCACGGGCAAGGCGGCCGCATGAACCTCTCGCGCCTCATGCCGTGGCTGGCGCTGCTCGCGTTGATCGCGCTCGTCGCAAGCTGTCAGCACGGCCGCGCGCTGCGCGCGCAACTCGACCGGGCGACCGACGACGCGCGCCGCGCGAAACACGACGCGCAGGCGAGCGCCGCCGTGATCGAGCGCCTGTTGGCCGATGCCAAGGCGAAAGACGCGCAGCGCGCGCAGCTCGCGCGCGCACGCGCCGGCGTCGACGCGACGCTCGCGACCTATCGAAACGAACTGCGGAGACTGATCGATGAAAACGCCGCCGTGCGCGCCTGGGCTGCTGGCGCTCTGCCTGATGACGTTGTGCGCCTGCACGCAAGCCCCGCCCTCAACGGCGCCGACGATTTCGCTCAACGAATGCGCGGCGGTGACGCCGTGCACGATGCCGGCGATGGCGCCGCGAACCAACGGTGAACTCAGCGACGCGCTGCACGTCGCGCGCGCGGCGTGGGCACGCTGCGCGTCCGAAGTCGACATGATCGCGACGTGTCAGGCACGCGTGCGGCGGACGGACGGCCATGAATAAGCCGAGCAGCCTACGCGCGGCGCTCGTCGCCGCGTTACCGCAGCTCAACGCCTCGCCGGACCAGTTGCTCGTGTTCGTCAACGAAGGCCGGATCGAGGCGACGGGCACGCGCACGGCGTCGTTCGACTATGAATACGAGTGCGAGATCATCATTCGCGACTTCATCGGCAACCCGGACGACGTGATGATCGCCTTGGTCGAATGGGCGCGCGCGAATCAGCCGGATCTCGTGACGAATCGGGACGAGCGCCGCAACGGCATGACGTTCGTCGCCGACATCCTGTCGAACAATGCCGTCGACCTCGGGCTCAAAGTGAAGCTGTCGGAAAGCGTCGTGGTCGGCACCGACGAAGCCGGCAACCGCACGGTCGAGCACATCGACGACGCAGCCGACGAGTGGCTCTCATGACGGACGATCTTCAGGCGCTCGAACGATGGGCGGGCGGGTTGCTCGCGAAGCTGTCGCCGGCGGCCCGCCGTCAACTGCTGCGCGAGCTCGGCCGCGATCTGCGCCGCGCGCAGCAGTCGCGCGTCGCCGCGCAGCGGAATCCGGACGGCAGCGGGTACGAGCCGCGGAAGGTGAAGGCGGGCGGCAAGCGCTTGCGCGAGAAGGCCGGCCGCGTCAAGCGCGAGGCGATGTTCCGGAAGCTGCGCACCGCGCGCTATCTGCGCATCGATGTCGACAACACGGGGTTGGCGATCGGCTTCGACGAACGACTGTCGCGCATCGCACGTGTCCACCAGGAAGGGCAGAAAGCGCCCGTCGAGCCGGGCGGGCCGCTCGCGCAGTATCCGGTTCGCGTCGTGCTCGGTTTCGCGGATGCCGATCGCGAGCTCGTGCGCGATCGGCTGACAAGCTATTTGAGCCGTTAAACCGGTTCCGTATCATTATTCGGGGAAGTCATGATTTTTATTCAGGTAGGCTTATAGTAGAAACAAAAGACGGCGCATTCGTACAGCCGGATAAAAAATCTTTGGAGGGGGCCATGTCGGATCGTTTCTTGAGGGTTTTTGTAACTCTAGCGGCCGTCCTCACATCATCTCAAACATACGCCTCGTCTTGCCAAGACGACGACTTACAAAGCAAAAGTAACGACGGCTCTTACTTATTCATGCTATCTGGCGATGTGTATGAAGTACTTGCGGGGGACGTAATCGATAGCTCGCTGTGGCTACCTCCATCGGATGTCGTAATATGCTCACGGATAGTTTTATATCGGGGCGCAAAGTACACGATATACGACATCATCAACAAAGATGAAAATGAAAAAGTCAGTGCAATCAAGCGCAGATGACCTGTTTTTGCCGTTGCCGAGTAGCCCTCTATAGCATCCTCAAGAAAGAATCGGGGGTTTCATGAAATATCATGTATTGAGCTCATGCGCGATTGCATTCGCGATCACGCTTTTCCCCGGCTGCATCACGAACCAAGCGTTTTCCGAGCGCCTGAATTCATTGGTTGGCGAACCGATTGAAGAAGCTATTTCAAAGCTCGGCTATCCAACGGGGGAGCGACGAGTGGCGGGACACCATGTGTACGTTTGGAGCGTTGATCGGAGCGAGACAATTTTTGTTCCGCAGCAATCTTATGCAAGTGGATACTCGACTGGGCGATACGGGATGACGACGTATCATGCCACTGCCACCACAATGCAGGCGTTGCCCGTGAACTATGCGTGCGAAATCGACTTGGAAGTTGATATGGAAAACAGAATAAAGTCGTTCCAGTTCAGTGGGAACCAAGGTGGATGTCGCCCCTTTTACTATCGTCTACGTGCAGAACAGCGAACCTGTGTGACGTATGCCGGCCAGACGTCTTGTCGATGAGCGAACGAAGACGCAACACCTAAAGTTGGCGCATCACCTCACTTGAACCTCTGATTCAGCTGTTGCGGCATCGAGCCGGGCCGATGCGATCGCATGATACGCCGCGTTGGTTTCGCATCCGATCCAGTGCAACCCCGCCTCGCGCGCCGCGGCGAGAAACGTGCCCGATCCGGCGAACAGATCGCACACGACGCCGCCGGCCGGCACGAGCCGCACGACCTCGCGCGCTATGTCGAGCGGCTTCTCGGTCACGTGTTGCTTCGGCAACGGCAAGCGGCACGGGAACACGCCCGGCAGATACACCTCGCAGTCGCGCATCGCGCCGCGGCTCGCCCATACGACGAATTCCGCCTGCTGCGCGAAGCCGCCGCGCCGCGGCCGCGTGCGGCCGGGCGTCTTGTCCCATACCGCGACGCCGCGCAGGATCAAACCGGCCGCCTGCACGACATCGGTCAGCGTCGGGAGCTGCCGCCAGTCGATGAAGCACACGAGCAGCCCGCCCGGCTTCAGCGCGCGCCGGCATTCCGTCAGCCACGCGTGACACCAGAACGCCCACGCGCGTTGGTCCATGTTGTCGCTCTCGAAGTCCACGTAGGCGGCTTTCGTGTCGCTGTTGATGTACTTCTCGCTCGGCGGCCGCGAGCGCGCCGACGTGTGCAGCCCGCCCGACGAATACGGCGGATCGGTGAACACCATGTCGATTGACGCGTCGGGCAGCATGCGCGCGAGCGTGAGCGCGTCCGTCGCGTGAAGTCGGTCGAGTAGCGGCGAAAGATCGGCCGCGGGCGCGGCGTCGGTAGCGTGAATCGTCATCGTGTTGCGAGAGTGGAAATGCGCGCGCGGCACGAGCCGCCCGCACTGTTGCGTGTGTCGAGCGGCCATTGTCGACGCACGTTTCATTGCGCGGATCACGAGTGCGCTGTACCCGGCGGCACGACAAAGGCGAGTGCTCGCGCCACGCGCGGGCGACCGGCACCATTGCCGGTATGGATGCGAACGAAATTCAACGACAAGCACGCAACGCCGTGCGCAAAGGCTCGATTCTCGATGTCGACCACAAGGCGGCGCTTTGCCGCGTGGCGATCGGCGAATCGGACGACGACGGCCTGCAAACGAACTGGATTCCCTGGCTCACGCCCTCGGCCGGCGCGACGCGCGAATGGCTGCCGCCGACGAAGGGCGAGCAAGTCGTCGTGCTCGGCGCGATGGGCGACCTCGCGCAAGGCGTCGCGCTGCGCGGCGTGTTCTCCGACGCGTTCCCCGCGCCGGACCACCTGCCGAACACCCACACCCGCGTCTACGCGGACGGCGCGCGCGTGAGCTACGACCACGACGCGCATGCGCTCACGGCCGAACTGCCCGCCGGCGCGACGGTGCGCCTCATCGCGCCCGTGTCGGTCACGGTCGAGACGGAATCGGCGACCGTGAAAGCCGCGTCGGTCACGTTCGACGCTGAACAGACCACCTGCACGGGCGCGTTGCTCGTGAAAGGGCCGCTCGTGTTCAAGTCCGGCATGACGGGCTCGGGCAGCGCCGGCGGCGGCCACGTCATGCGCATCGACGGTGCGGCCGATTTCACGGGCGAAGTGCGCTCGATGGGCAAGAGCGTGCCGCACCACACGCACCAGGCGCGCGGCGAATCGGCTGAAGTGAGTCCGCCGCTATGAGGGGCATGAACGCAGAAACGGGCCGCTCGATGTCCGGGCTCGATCACCTCGCGCAGTCCATCGGCCGCATCGTCTCGACGCCGCTTGGCTCGTGCATCCAGCGCCGCACGTTCGGCTCGGAACTGCCCGACCTCATCGACGCGCCCGCCAACGGCGCAACCCGGATTCGCCTGTATGCGGCGATCGCGACCGCGCTCATGCGGTGGGAACCGCGCTTGACCGTCACGCGCGTTCAGATTTCGGCGGCCGCCGCCAATGCTTTCGCCGGCCGGCAGTTCGTCGACATCGAAGGCTGGACCGACGAGCAAGACGAGCTCGTCTCGCTGCGCGTGCCGATGACGAACGGAGGAACAGCATGAGAAGCACGCCCATCGATCTTTCGCAGCTCCCCGCGCCGGACATCGTCGACCCGCTCGACTTCGAGACGCTGTTCGCCGAGCGCAAGGCGCGCCTCGTGTCGCTGTATCCGCCCGAGCACCAGGCGGAAGTCGCCGCGACGCTCGCGCTCGAATCCGAGCCCGTGACGCGCGTCCTTCAGGAGAACGCCTATCGCGAAGTCCTGCTGAGGCAGCTCATCAACGACAAGGCGCGCGGCCTGCTGCTCGCCTACGCGCGCGGCACGACGCTCGACCACATCGCGGCGCTGTTCGATGTCGAGCGGCTCGTGGTCACGGCGGCCGATCCGGAGCACGGTATCGATGCGGTCTATGAGGACGACGACAGCCTGCGCGAGCGCGTGCAGCTCGCGCCGCGCGGCTTCTCCGTCGCCGGCCCTGAAGAGGCATACGTGTTTCATGCACGTTCAGCCGATGGCCGCGTGCTGTCTGCCGCCGCGTTCAGCCCCGAGCCGTGCGTGATGGTCATCACGATCCTGTCGCGCGAAGGCGACGGAACCGCAAGCGACGAGCTGATCGAGATCGTCAGGAAGAACCTGGAAGGCAAGCGGCCGCAGACCGACGAAGTGATCGTGCAGAGCGCAAAGATCGTGCGCTACGCGATCCGCTCGACGCTGCGCTTCTTCTCCGGCCCGGATCGCGGCGTGGCGCTCGCGGAAGCCCGCAAGCGCACCGCGAAGTTCGCGGCGGACATGCGGCGCATCGGCATGGAAATCACGGTCGACGGCCTGCACGCGGCGATGCGCGTCGCCGGCGTGCAAAAGGTGCTGCTCGACTCGCCCGCCGGCGGCGTGCCCGTGACGCACGAGCAGGCGCCGTACTGCACCGGAATCGAGCTGATCGACGGCGGGGTGGCGGATGACTAGACGGGCAACCTCGCTGCTGCCGCCGAACGCGACCGCGCTCGAGCGCCGGCTCGCGGACACGAACGCGCGCATCAGCGACATCCCGGTCGACATCGGCACGCTGATGGACCCGGACGCGATCCCGCTGCGGTTTCTGCCGTGGCTCGCGTGGCACCTCGGCGTCGAGACGTGGAAGGACTACTGGCCCGAACAGGTGAAGCGCGCGCGCGTGAAAGCGGCAATCCGGATCGCGCGCAAAAAAGGCACGGCCGCGGCCGTGCGCGAAGTGTGCGCGTCGTTCGGCGCGAACGTCGCGATGCGCGAGTGGTTCGAGAAGACGCCGAAGGGCCGGCCGGGCACGTTCGAAATCTTGATGACGGTCGGCGCGCGCGACGGCATCCCGGCGACCGCCGAATACGTCGCCGACATCATCGCCGAAGTTGACCGGGCCAAGCGCGGCACCGCGCACTACACGTTCACGCAGGGGTTCGGCGCGACGGGCACGCAGCGCATCGGCGCGGGCGCACGCGCGGCGGTGTATCGCCGCCTGTCCCTCACGGATATCTGACATGGCAGGAATGGTCATCCACATTACCGACGCCGGCCGCGCGGCCCTGGTCGCCGGCGACAACACCGGCACGGCCGCGCGCCGCGTCGTCGAAATCGGGCTCGGCACCGCGCCGTTCGCGTTCGATCGCGGCATGAAGACGATGCCGAACGAGCGCAAGCGCGTGACGACGTTCGGCGGCGAAAACGTCGCGCCGGACACGGTGCACGTCGTGATCCAGGACGACACGAGCGATCAGTATTCGCTGTACGCGTTCGGCCTGTATCTCGAGAACGGCGTGCTGTTCGCCGTGTACGTGCAGGACGCGCCGATTCTGGAAAAATCCCCCGCGGCGATGATGCTGCTCGCGACCGATGTCGTTTTCGCGACGATCGACGCAGCCAAGCTCGAGTTCGGGCCGGCGACGTTCCTGAATCCGCCGGCGACGACCGAGCGCAAGGGGGTGGTCGAGCTCGCCACGCAGGCCGAAGTGGACGCCGGCGACGACGACACGCGCGCGATCACGCCGAAGACGGCGAAGCGGCGCTACGCGGCGCTCTCGGGCGCGACGTTCGACGGGCGCGTGCGCGTCTTCGCCGATGTCGACGATCGCGCCGCGCAGCTCGACGTGTCGCCGAAGACGGCCGGCGTCGGCAAGGCCGGCAAGGCGCGCCTGTTCGGCACGTTCGGCGACGCGACGCTGCCCGATCTGAGCCCGCGCCTGGTCGCGACGCTGCGCGCGGGATTCGACGCCGGCGCGTGGGGGCGCGAATACGTCGACGTTTGCCTGAACGACGGCACGAACAACGATGCGGCGAGCGACGCGAAGCAGAAGCGCGTCGCACGCTTCGCGTCGGGCGGCCGCGTGCTGATCGGCGAGCGCGCGGACGACGGCAAGACCGCGCTGCAGGTGCGCGGCGGCGTCGACGCATCGGAAGGCGTCGCCGCACGCGCGATCGACGCCGGCGGCGCCGGCGGGCAGTTCCGCGCCGTGTACGACGGCTACGGCGCGTTCATCCGCAACGACGGCCGGAGCGTCTATTTCCTGTCGACACCGAAGGGGGCCCCGGACGGCGGCTTCAATGACTATCGGCCGTTCTCGTGGTCGCTGTCGACAGGGCAGGTGATCGTCGACGGCAGCGGAGCGGGCACGGTCTTCGGCGGCGCCGTGGACGTCGCGCGCGACCTCGAAGTCGGTCGGCAGGCAAGCGAAGGGCATATCAAGCTCGGGCCGGTCGACGGCTACCTCTACGCGAACCCGGTCAGCACCGGTTGGTGGTCGCCGGCGGGATCGTCCTATCAGTACATCTTCGCCGATCACACGTTTCGCATTGACGGGCGGATGGCGTGGCACGAAGGCAATCTCGACCCGCTCGACAAGAGCAAGGGCGGCATGCTGGCCGGCGATGTGTCGTTCGCGCCGGGCAAGCGGCTCGTGCTCGCCGAAGGCAGCCCGGCCGCGCCGTCGCTCACGTTCGGCAACGACGGCGCGCCGGATACCGGCCTCTATTACGCGGCCGACGGCGAGTTCGGTGTGACCTGCAACGGGCGCGCCGTCGTGCGATTCTCGCCGTCGCTCGTGGCCTTCGAGCAACCCGTGACCGTGCCGACGCCGCCGGCGGCGGATCGATCGACGCGCGCCGCGACGACGGAATGGGTGCGCACGGTCCTGTCGGCGACGACGATCGGCCAGATTGTCTTCGAGCCGCGCACGACCGTGCGGCCGGGCTTCCTCAAGGCGAACGGCGTGCTCGTGAACCGTGCCGACTATCCCGAGCTGTGGGCGTATGCGCAGGCGAGCGGCGCGCTCGTCTCCGATGCGGACTGGATGAAGGATCGGTGGGGCTGCTTCTCGACCGGCGACGGCGCGACGACGTTTCGCCTGCCCGAGCTGCGCGGCGAATTCATTCGTTGCTGGTCCGATGCGCGCGGCGGCGTCGATGCGACGCGCCAAATCGGCGCCTTCCAGGGCGACCAGAACCACACGCACGCACACGGCGCCGCGGCAAGCGAAGCGCCGGACCACGTCCACACCGCGTGGACCGACGTGCAGGGCTGGCACGGCCACCACGGTTGGACGAACGCTGTGGGCGACCACCAGCACGTCTCGCCGTGGGGCGAGCACCCGCAGATGTACAACCCGCCGTGGGGCACGTGGGGCGCCGCCAACAACCGCGGCGCGGAGGGCAGCGACAACGACAACGTGTACGGAATGACGAGCCCGGCCGGCAACCACAACCACGAATTCAACACCGAAGGCAACGGCAATCACGGGCATGCCGTCGGTATCGGCGGCGGTGGCCGGCACGCGCACACGATCGCCGTTCAACCCGACGGCGGCGACGAAGCGCGCCCGCGCAACGTCGCGCTGCTCGCGCTGATTCGCGCCTACTAACCACGAGAGACACGACATGCTGATTCATCACTACGACCCGGCGACGGGCGAATACCTGAGTAGCGGCCAGCCGGACGCCGATCCGCGCAACGACGGCCGCTGGCTGATTCCGGCGTCCGCGACGCTCGATGCCCCGCCGGCGCGCACGCCGACCACGTGGCCGTTTTACCGCGACGGCGCGTGGTTTCTGCTGCCCGACTACCGCGGCCGCCTCTGCTATCGGACGGACACGGGCGAGCCGGTCGAGATCGCGATCGCGGGCAAGACGCCGGCCGACCTCGGCCTGACGACCGAGCCGCGCCCGTCCGAGCGGCACGCGTGGCTCGACGGCGCATGGACCGTGCCGGCCGAGCTGCTCGCGCGCGAGAAGCGCGACGCGGCGATGGCCGAGTTCGAGCGACGGTTGGCGATCGCGCGCCGGGAGAACCTCGGCAAAGCCGACGCGTACGCGGCCGGCCAGCTCGACGACGAGCAGACGTACTACTTCAAAGCCTGGTCGGCCTACCAGATGGCGCTCGTTGCCGCGATCCAGAAAGACACGTTCCCGGACGTGATCGCGTGGCCCGACACGCCCGCGCCGTACGTTCCGCCGCCACCCGAGCCCGTCGCGCCGGAAGGCAGGCCGCCCGCCGCACCGGCCGCCGCCGGCGACGCCGCGCGGCCGGAACCCGAACACGCCCCGGCCTGACGCCGGCCGATCATAGGGAATCCTCCCGATTTTTACGTAACAGGAGCTGCACACCATGCCGCAGGATTACCACCACGGCGTTCGCGTCATCGAAATCAACGAAGGCGGCCGGCCGATTCGCTCGGTGTCGACGGCCGTGCTCGGCGTCGTCTGCACGGCGGCCGACGCTGACGCGAGCGCGTTTCCGCTCAATACGCCCGTGCTGCTGACGAACGTCGTCGCGGCGCTCGGCAAGGCCGGCAAGAAAGGCACGCTGCGCCGCACGCTCGACGCGATCGGCAAGCAGACGAAGCCGCTGACCGTCGTCGTGCGCGTCGCCGAAGGCAAGGACGCGGACGAGACGACCTCGAACGTCATCGGCACCGTGACGCCGGACGGCAAGTACACGGGCATCAAGGCGCTGCTCGCCGCGCAGGGTGCGCTCGGCGTGAAGCCGCGCATTCTCGCGGCGCCCGGCCTCGATACGCAGCCGGTCGCGGCCGCGCTCGCGGCTACCGCGCAGTCGCTGCGCGCGATGGCCTATGTGTCGGCGTCCGGCTGCAAAACGAAGGAAGAAGCCGCCGCGTACCGTAAGCAGTTCGGCCAACGCGAAATCATGGTGATCTGGCCGGACTGGCTCGGCTGGGACGACACGACGAACTCGACGGCCGTCATCCCGGCGCCGGCGATCGCCGCCGGCTTGCGCGCGAAGATCGACAACGACATCGGCTGGCACAAGACGATTTCGAATGTCGTCGTGAACGGCGTGTCCGGCATCAGCGCCGACGTGTCGTGGGATTTGCAGGACCCGGCGACCGATGCGGGCTACCTGAACGAGCACGAAGTGACGACGCTCGTGAACCGCAACGGCTTCCGGTTCTGGGGCGAGCGCACGTGCTCGGACGATCCGAAGTTCGCGTTCGAGAACTACACGCGCACCGCTCAGGTGGCCGCCGATTCGATCGCCGAAGCGCAGATGCCCGTCGTCGACGGCCCGCTGAATCCGTCGCTCGCGCGCGACATCGTGGAAAGCATCAACGGCTGGTTTCGGCAGCAGGTCGCGAACGGCTACCTGATCGGCGGTAGCGCGTGGATCGATCCGGAGCCGAACACGGCCGACATTCTCGCGTCCGGCAAGGCGTACATCGATTACGACTACACGCCGGTTCCGCCTCTCGAAAATCTGGTGCTGCGCCAGCGCATCACCGACCGCTTCCTCGCCGATTTCCCGGCGCGCGTGGCGGGCTAACAGGAGTCAAATGCAATGGGTATGCCTCGAAAACTGAAGGGCTTCAACGTCTTTCACAACGGCGCGAACTTCGTGGGCGAAGTCGAAGAGCTCAATCTTCCGAAGCTCAAGCGCAAGATGGAAGCGTGGCAGGGCAGCGGCATGACCGGCCCCGTGAAAATCGACTACGGCAACGAAGAGCTTCAGCTCGAGTGGACGTGCGGCGGCTTCATGGTCGAAGTGCTCGAACAGTACGGCGCCGTACAGCACGACGGCGTGCTGCTGCGCTTCGCCGGCGGCTATCGTCGCGAGGACAGCAAGAAGCACGACCAGATCGAAGTGGTAGTGAAGGGCCGCCACGAAGAGATCGACATGGGCACCGCGAAGGCAAAGGAAGACACTAAATTCAAGATCACGACCAACGCCAGCTACTACAAGCTGACCGTGAACGGGCGCGACCTCATCGAGCTCGACTTCGTGAACGCGGTCGAGAAGATCAACGGCATGGACCTCGCGTCGGACCTTCGCCGCGCGATGGGCCTGTAATCGACGCCCGCGTCGAGCGCGGGCCAGTCCAATTTCACATCCAACCCAGGAAACACCATGACGACCATCGATACCGCTCACATCGAAACGACGGGCCACGCCGCGCCCGACGAGAACACGCACACGCTCGACACACCGATCGAGCGCGAAGGGCAGACCATTACGCAGGTGACGTTGCGCAAGCCGGCCGCGGGCGCGCTGCGCGGCACGTCGCTCGCCGCACTCGTGAATCTCGATGTCGACGCGCTGCGCAAGGTGTTGCCGCGCATCAGCACGCCGACGCTGACCGAGTTCGACGTGGCCGGCATGGACCCGGCCGACCTCGTGGCGTTGGGGGGTATCTTCGCCGGTTTTTTGATGCCGAAGGCGCTGAAAGCGAGCATGGAGTCCCGGCCCGCGTAGAAGACGCGATGGCCGATATCGCGACGGTGTTTGGCTGGACGCCGCACGATATGGCCGCCTTCTCCCTGGCCGAATTGATGGACTGGCGCGAGCGCGCCCGGATACGTAGCGGAAACGAGTGACGATGGACAACGCCCTGAAACTGCGCGTGATGTTCGACATGATCGACAACTTCACGAAGCCCCTGAAGAACGTGCTGAACAGCAACAAGGGGCTCGCGCAGGCGCTCAAGCAGACGCGCGGCGAGCTCGCCGAGCTCGGCAAGCAGCAGAAGGCCGTCGCCTCGTTCCGCGAGATGCGCACCGGGCTCGCGGGCACAGCGGAGAAGCTCGGCGAAGCGCGAACGCGCGTGAATGGCCTCGCCACTGCGTTGCGTGCGGCCGACCAACCCTCGCGCCAGATGATTGCCGATTTTGAGAAGGCGAAGCAGTCCGCGGCGCGGCTGTCGATCGAGCACGAGAAGCAGTCCGCCCGCGTACGTGAGCTGCGCGCGCAACTCGCGAGCACGGGCATCGACACGCGCCAGCTCGCCGAGCACGAACGCACGCTGCGCTCGAACATCGCGCAGACCACGGCGGCAATGCAGACACAGACGCGCCAGCTCGAAGCCATGGCCGAGCGCGAGAAGAAGCTCGGCGCGGCGCGCGGCAAGATGCAGGCGCTACAGGGCGTCGCCGGCGGCATGGCGATTGGCGGTTACGCGGCGAAGTCCGCCGGCACAGGCGTTCTCGGCGGTTTGGGCGGCACGTTGGACGAAGCTAAGAAGGCGCAGAACGAAATCGCGCGCATTCAGGCTCTCGGCCTGGGCGAGCAGTCGACGCGGGACGCGGAGAAGTTCGCCCGTAGCATGAAGGTGTACGGTTCGAGCTACACCGACAATCTGACCATGATGCGCGACTCGATGACGATCTTCGCCGACGAGCATCACGCGCAGATGGCCGCGCCGATCCTGTCGCAGATGAAATTCGCGAACGAGGCCATGTACGGCGCCGGGCATGGGGAGGAAAACGAACGAAAGTTCATGAACATGCTCAAGGTGATCGAGCTGCGCAACGGCACGAAAGACGAGGCGACGTTTCGTGACGAGGCGAACCGGGTGCAGAAAGTGATTTCGGCGACCGGCGGCCGCGTCGGGGGCGACCAGTGGATGGAGTTCATCCAACGCGGCGGCGTTGCCGCCAAGTCGCTGTCGAAGGACGCATTCTTCTATCAGATGGAGCCGATCGTTCAGGAGATGCAGGGCGGCACAGCAGGTAACGCGCTGATGTCGGGCTATCAGAATTTGATCGAAGGGCGAACGACGGTACGCGCCACGCGCAAGTTGATGAAGCTCGGCCTGCTGGATGCGAAGAAAGTCGAATACGACAAGAACGGCCACGTGAAGGCGTTCGCGGATGGCGCGCTGCTCAATGCAGAGCAGTACAAATCGTCTCCTTACGAATGGTTGCAGAAGACGCTGCTGCCGGCGCTGGAAAAGAAGGGCATCAAGGGAGACAAGGCAATTCTCAGCGCAATCGGCTCGATCTTCACAAACCGGTCCGCATCGAACCTGTTCGCGACGATGTACTTGCAGCGCGGCCAGATCGCGAAGAACGAGCGTCTGAACAAGGGGGCCGCGGGTATTACCGAACTGGATGCCATTGCGAAACAGCAAACCTCCGGCAAGGAAATCGCCGCGCTCGCGAAGGTAAAAGACCTGAAAGAAGAGATCGGCGAGCGCGTCACGCCGATCTACAACGCCGCGCTCGACAAAACCCGCGAACTGGCCGACAGACTGTTGAAGGCGATTAAGGCGCATCCCGAAGCGACCAAGGCGATTGTTGTTGTCGCCGCCGCGCTCGGCGGGCTACTCGCCGTAATGGGAACCTTCACGATCGTTCTCGCCGGCGTGCTCGGCCCGCTCGCCGTCGTGCGTTTCAGCATGGCGACGCTCGGCATCCAGGGCGGCATCCTGTCGCGCGCGCTCGGCATCGGCGCGGCCGCATGGCGGATGTTCGGCACGGCCGCGATGGGTGCCGGCCGCCTGTTGCTCACGACGCCGATTGGCCTATACGCCGCGGCGTTCGCCGCCGCCGCGCTGCTGATCTACCGCTATTGGGGGCCGATCAAGGCGTTCGTCGGGGGCGCGCTCAAGGCGATCGGCGATGCACTGGCGCCGATCGGCGTCGCGCTTCGGGGCGCATTGCAGCCGGTCGGTCGCGCGCTCGCGGCGGCAAAACCGCTGTGGAACGGGCTGGGCGGTGCGCTCTCGACGGTGGCCGGCTGGCTCGGCAAGCTGTTCGCGCCGGCGCGCGCGAGCGCCGATGGCCTATCCGCGGCGGCGGCGGCCGGCCGCGGATTCGGTGCGGTGCTCGGCACGGTGTTGCGCGTCGCGCTCGTGCCGCTCACGTGGCTCGGCCGCGCGCTCGGCGGGCTCGCCGGCCTGTTCGTCGAAGCGATGGGCGACGCGCGCGCGGCATTGAACGGCGGGCTCGCCGCGCTCGGCACGCTGATTCTGAACTGGTCGCCGCTCGGCATGTTCTACCGGGCGCTCGCGGGCGTGCTGTCGCTGTTCGGCGTCGAGCTGCCCGCGAAGTTCTCCGAGTTCGGCGGACACCTTATCGACGGGCTCGTCGGCGGCATCAGCAGCGGACTGGGCAAGGTGAAAGACGCGATTTCGAATATGGCGAACAGCACGGTGGGCTGGTTCAAAGAGAAGCTCGGCATCCATAGCCCGAGCCGTGTATTCGCGCAGCTCGGCGGCTTCGTCGGTGAAGGCGCCGCGCTCGGCATGCAGGGTGAGCAGCAGCGCATCGCGAAAGCGGCGCTCGGCCTTGCAACCGTAGCCGTCGCGTCATTCGGCACGCCGGCGCTCGCGAAGCCGATGCCGCCGCTCGTGCAGGCGACCGTGCCGATCGATCGCCGCGCGCCGCTCGCGGCGCCATCCGCGGCTTCATCGCCGGCCGCACCGGCGTCGCCGATCGTCATCAACATCTACCCGCAGGCCGGGCAGGACCCGCACGCGATCGCGCGCGCCGTCGAAGCCGCGCTCGATCGCCGCGAGCGCGCGAAGCAGTCGCGCATCGGCTCGCGCCTGTCGGACTGACGCAACCGGAGTCACGCATGCTCATGTCCCTCGACCAATTCGTTTTCAGCCTGACGAGCGCACCGTTCCGCGAATTGCAGCGGCGGCGCACGTGGAAGCATCCGACGAGCTCGCGCGTCGGCGCGCGCGACGGTCGCCAGTTCGCCGGCGTCGGCGATGACACGATCACGCTGAACGGCCTCGTCGCGCCCGAGACGTTCGGCTCGATCGCGTCGATTCGCGAGCTCGCCGCGATGGCGGACACCGGCGAAGCGTACGTGCTCGTCGACGGCGCCGGCAACGTCTACGGCGCGTACGTGATCGCCGAGCTGAACGAGACGCAGAGCTACCACACGGCGGACGGCACGCCGCGGCGCATCGAGTTCCAGCTCACGATCGAGCGCGTCGACGACGACGTGCTGCGCACGACGCGCGAGAAGAATACGCGCAAGGACAAGCGCTGATGACCACGTCGACGAACGAACGCACCACGAGAGCGGAATTACAGGACGCGCCGCGCGTCGCGCGCCTTCATCCGCAGCCGGACTACCGCATTTCAGTCGGCGGCCGCGATCTGTCGCGCCTGTTCGCGCCGCGGCTCGTGTCGCTGTCGATTTCGGAGTCGCGCTCCGACGAGGCGGACACCATCGATATCGTGCTCGACGACTCGAAAAACGATCTGGACATTCCGAAGCGCGGCGCGACGATCAAGGCGTCGATCGGATGGGCCGGCGAGCCGCTCGTCGACAAGGGCAGCTTCGTTGTGAACGAAGTCGAGCACAGCGGCGCGCCGGACATCATCACCATCCGCGCGCGCTCGGCCGCGATGACGAGCGGCATGCAGGAGCGCCGCGAGAAGAGCTGGCATCGGCAGACGATCGGCTCGATCGTCCACGCGATCGCCGGGCGCTACTCGCTGGCGCCGATCGTCGGCGACGCGCTCGCGAGGATCCTGATCGCGCACATCGACCAGACGCACGAATCGGACATGTCGTTTCTGACGCGCCTGGCGAAGCGCTACGACGCCGTCATGAACGTGAAGGATCTACGCTTGCTGTTCATGCCGATCGGCACCGGCCAGACGGCGAGCGGAAAGCAGCTCGACGTGCTCGAACTGACGCGCGCGAGCGGCGACAGTCATCGTTACCACGTGTCCGAACGCGAGAACTACGCGGCCGTGCGCGCGCACTACCATTCGACCGGCCGCGCGAAGCGGAAGTCGGTCATCGTCGGCGGCGAGAACAACAAGAACGTGAAGGTGCTGCCGGAAGATTACGCAACGGAGGCGGAAGCGCGCGCTGCCGCGCAAGCGGAGTTCAAGCGGATGCAGCGCAGCCAGGCGACGATGAGCTACACGCTCGCGCGCGGCCGCGCCGAACTGTTCCCGGAAATGCCCGTGACCGTGTCAGGCTTCAAACCGGAAATCGACGAGACGCCGTGGCTCGTGAAGAAGGCAACGCACACGATCGGCGACGTTGGATTCACGACCGCGCTCGAGCTCGAAATGCGGGATGACCCCACGACGGACCGGCACCGGTCGCACTTCAGGAAGGTAGGGAAGTAATCTGTTGCGCGGTGGATGGCGCATGAAAAACCCCGCATGAGGCGGGGCTTCCGGGGCAGTCTCGGGGCTGCGTCAATGAATCAATTTGGCGGCTGCGAATGCGAGACCGGCAAGGGCAATAGCTGTGCCGATGAACCACTTGAGCAGCGTTCCTTCCATCGACATAACGTCAGTCTTTACCGACATGACGTCGGCCTTTGTGGCGACGTGTGCAAGCCCAGACTCCATGCGTGCGAGACGCTCACGGATGTCTGCGGTGGCCTTTTCAAGTTCTTGGATGCGCGTTTCCATGCCGCCATCATCGCCGCCCGAGCCTGATGAGTCAACAGGTCTGCCGGGCTTGCTGTTGGGAAACGGGCGAACGTTGGTGCTCATTTCGTTTGATCCTGCTCGTCATTGACGTGCAGCCGCTTGTGCTCAGCAATCGCGACGCGTTCCATGAACCGCTCGCGGTTGAACATCAATAAGTAACCGCATGTCGTGCATTCCAGCACGAGAACCTCCATCCCGTTCATCTTTAGTGCTCCGTTCTGTGCTCGAGCCAAGGCGAAAGACTCATCTCCCGTTTCGTGGAAGAGATACCCGGGGGTCTTCGTTTGGCACGCGGGGCAGTGATCCAGGCCGACGCCGATTGCGTCCGCGCCGTCCGTGAAGATGGTGGTATCAATGATGGGCGTTCGGTATTCATCCATGTGCAATGCTCTCCTGTCCCCAGTAGGTTGCTATCGGGGTCGTATCATTAGCAGGCGGAGGATTCTAGCGTATTTGGCGGATTCGCCTGCCGGGCGTCGCCTTCGAGCTCGAAATGCGCGAGGCGATCCGACGACGGAGCGGCACCGGTCGCATTTTCGGCGTTCCGGTAGTAGCGTAGGGCGATCAGGACGAGTTACTGCGCCAGCGGTAGGCCGGCGGATCGGTGTCCGCGAAAACGCCACCCGATCGCCATGACTTCCACGAGCGCGGCAGATCGACGACGAGCACGCGCCATTTCGCCAGCACGGCGGCGAACGTGCCTTTCGCTTTTGAGTTTCGGATCTTGTCTACAACGTTCCAACCACGAACGTACTGGCGAAAGCTTCTCTGGCTGGACAGGTAGTGTGGAGCGTGAACGCCGACCCACGCGAGAATTTCGGTGGGCGTCACGTCGGGAGTAGATACGTCCGGCTCGATCGTCGATTCAACCGGAATCTCGCGGGTAAGCTGTTGTGCGGCCGCTTGGGCTGCGTCTATCTCGACTTGGCGCAGGCGTAGTATTTCGACGCGATGCCACGGGATCGGCGAGCGGCCGGCCAAGTAGTTGCGGACGCTACGCGTACAGCAACGAAGCGCTTCGGCAATTTGGCGGATGGAGAGGCCGTCAGTGAGCGCGATAAAATCGGACAGCTCGCCATGACGGGGCGCGGCGGGGTTCAT